CCGGCGTAGGCCTTCGACAGGGCGGTGGTCACCGCGTCCAGGGGCTTCCCCGTCTGGGCACTGATGTCGAGCGCGGTGCCGAGCAGCTGCTGGGCCTTGGTGAGGTCGCCCGTGGCGGTGGCGAGCTTCCCCAGCGCGGGGCGCAGCTCGTCGTCGGCCACGCCCACCTGCTGCGACAGGCTGCTGATGTAGTCATCTGCCGCGGCGATGGCGCTGCTCGAGGCGTTGGTCACGCGGTCGAGGGTGCCCGCGAGCTTGGTCTGGGCCTCGGCATCCTCGGCGGCGGCCTTGGTGGCGTCGATGGCGGCCACGCCCATCGCGGCGAGCGCGATGCCGGCGGGGACCGCGGCCTTGCGGACGGCGTTTTGCACCTTCTCGGTCTTGGTCAGGTGGTCGCCGACCGCCCGGTCAAGGCGCTGGAACTCGCTCACCGCGTCGGATACCTGGGCCCCGACCCTGATCAGCACCTGCGCTGCACCGGCCATTACAGAAGGTCCTCCCGCCTCAGGATGTCGGTCACCGCCCGGTAGAAGTCCTGGTAGGCCGCGCCGTTCACGAACCGATCGACGGCCGGCTTGATCCAGTAGCTCCCGCCCGGGGCCGCCTTGAACTTGGCGCCGCCGCGTTCCGATCCCCACAGCAGGGCGCCCACCCGGGGCTGGTCGCCCCTCGAGCGCTTGGCGCGAAATGCCTTGGAGCCCCCGACCCGGACCACGGGGATGCGGTCGCGCTTTACCTCGATCATCCCGGCCACGACACGTGCCTGGGGCGTGGGGGCAGCGGAGGCGCTTTGCCGCAGGGCGTCGATCAGCCGCGTGGCGCAGCGGTTCGCCGCGGTCCGCAGCTCGCCGTTGATGTCGGCGCGCAGCTCCTTCTCGACGCTGTTCAGGCGCTTGTACAGCGTGACCAGGTCCCGCTCGTCGATGGTCATGCCGTACTTAGGCACGGCGGTTCTGCTCCTTGAGCACGTCGACCAGCGTCACGAGGTCCCGTGCGTCCTGCTCCCACAGGACGGAGGGTGCGATGCCGGTTGCGACAGCCACGACGGCGATCAGCCGCCCGAGGCTGTCGGGTTCGTAGGGTTTGGCTCCGAGGTCTCCAGATCGACGTCGAGCACGCGGGTCGACCACGCCTCAAAGCCTTCGCACTTGCCCCACTCGGTGCGGTGGATGGATGCGTATGCGACGAACAGCGACCAGGTCATCGGCGCCTTGGTGGCGTCGCTGTCCAGGTTGTTGCGGATCGCATAGCGCTCCCACTGCGAAAGAGCCCAGGGACCGCCCTCGAATGCCTGGGCGGTCCCGTCCTGGTACTCCACTGAACCCCTGATCTGGATCACGGCGCTACGCCCCCGGGGTGTAGTCGGGAGCGCCGGTCAGAGGGAACGAGAAGCCCACCACCGACTGGACCGCCACATCGCCGCCGATCTCGATCGGGCGGACCTGCACGGTGCCGGTGAACGTCATCCCGTTGTCGGTGTCCGGGACGAACTCGAAGGCCTTCTCAGTGCCGGAGTTGTCCAGGGCCCAGAGCACGAAGCCGGTGGCGTCGCCCCAGTCGCTGATCAGCTCGCCATCGAGCGACCAGTCGACGGTCATCTCGGGCGAGGGGTCCGGGGTGGACAGGGTCGGGGTCCCGTCCTCCTCGTTCACGTTCGGGACGATGGAGCACTTGGACACCTGCGCGCTGAAGTCGTCCGGGGTGACCCCGAACGTGAGCGTGCCGGGTCCCAGGCGGGAGTCAACAGGCGGCATTTCTCTAACCCTCCTCGGGGCTTGGGATCTGGACGGACACGGTCGCCGTGATCAGGATCGACGGCAGGGAGTCAGCGTTCGGGCCGCCGGTCCAGTCGGCCGGCTCGTAGCTGTTGGTCTTGAGCGCCCGGGCGGCGGTGTCGGCCGCGGCGTACATCGCATCCACCGACGTGCTCGAGGGCGGATCGGCCGAGACCACGTGCACCGGCACCTGAAGGGTTCGGAACTGAAGGCCCGACGTTATGACTGACGGCATGCCCACGAGGCAGGCGACCGGCTGGGGGTAGAAGGCTCCCGCGTCCCGGGTGGCCTGCAGCCCCGCGTCGGTCAGCAGCGTGACGACCCCGTCGAGGGCGTCGGCGATGCTCATGCCGTCAGCGGCCGGCGGAGGCCGATCAGCCGGTAGATGTCCCCCTTGCGGGAGCCCAGAACCTCGCCGACCAGGTCCGCGCCGTCGCCGTACCCGGCGAAGCCGGACGGGGTCGAGCGCTGCTGGTAGAACATCGCCGCCCACAGGATCGACCCGTAGATGACGTTCTGGGGAATCTCCACGGCGCCCGAGAAGTCCAGGTCAGAGCGCAGGCGCTCGACCTCGGTGCCGACGGCGTCAGTCGCCCAGGTCAGGCGCTGGTCAACCGCGGCGAGGCCGAGCTGCGTTGCGACATCTTCTGGGTCAAGCCATGCGGGCACTGATTCTTCCTTTCAGGGCGCCCCCGGCCGGCCAGGGGTTGGAACCGGCCGGGGACGACTGCTCACCTAGGCGAAGTTGATCTCCACCACGGCGTCGGCGTTCTCCACGTCGACCGTGTAGAAGCTCACGACGCCCAGCTCCATCTGGAGCGCGCCGATGTTGGTCGCCGTGAGGCGCATCGGGTTGCTCTCGCGGAGCTCGACGTTGTTGCGGGCGATGGCGTAGGCCTTGCCTGCGGTCACGTAGGGCGACGACACGACGCGCACGCCCGCGATCGACCCGGACATCGCGCCCGAGACCGAGCCCTCGCTCCACTTCATGTAGCCGGTCTCGTCGATCCAGCCGCCGAACACGTCCGGGGCCGAGAGGATCAGGTCGGCCGGCTGGTTGCAGGCCGCGTAGACCTCGCCCAGGGCCGCGCCGATGCCCGACCCGGTTGCGAGGGTCGATGCGTCGTCGATGGCCGTGAACAGGGCGGCCTCCACGTCGCGGTAGTAGTCCGCCACGATCTGGCCGAACAGGTACTCGGCGAAGTCGGGCGCGCTGCGCTCGATCACCGAGGCCGACACGGCCACGCCGTAGGCCCACTCGACCACGTCGACCTCGTGGGTCGTGACGGTCGGGGTGTTGGTCGGCGCCGCGTCGTTGTAGGTGACCAGGTTGGCGCCGTTCGGCAGGGTGCCGGCCAGCGGCTTGACCACCTTGAGGCCCGATGCCGGGAGCGGCGCGCGCCGCACGTTGTCCGCGATCGTCCTGAGAGTCGGGATCAGGCCAATGACCTGCTGGGTCATGGCGTCCGGGAGCACGCCCGGCACGTCACCGGTCTCGACCACGTCGAGGGCCGCGCGCACGACCTCCTGCGCCCGGATGTCGCCGCGCTGGGCGGCGGCGGTCGCCATGATGTACTCGGTCGTGGTGAGTGCCTTGCGCGGGCGCTCGGCGACGACGGTGATCTGGGAGGGCTGCTCGGCCGCGACCGGCTCGGGCGCCTCCTCCTGGTGCTTCTCCTCCACTTGGGCCTCCTCGGGCTCCTCGGGGGTAACAGGGTCAGACGCCTCGGCCGTCACCTGGGTGACGGCAGCCCCCGCGAAGGCAGGGATGGCGCACAGCGAGACCTCGAGCAACGAGGCCTGGGTGACGACGCGCACGCCGTCCTCGGCGTCCTGGGCGGTCACGATCGACGCGCCGATGGACAGGCCGGACCGCGACCCGGACTGGGCCTGCTCGAGGGCGAGGTCGCCCTCGGGCCCGCGGTCGATCTTGAACCGCGCCACGGCGCCGTGGGCGGTGTCCTCGATGCCCATGAGCACCCCTACGGGGCGGTTGGTGTCGTGGCCGAGCAGCAGGGGCGTCTTGGCACGCGCCGGGCGCAGGCTGCCCTCGGTGAACTGGTAGCGGTGGTCGCCCAGCTGCGCGGTCTCGCCGTAGGGCACGGCGATGCCCGCGATCTCGCGGGCGCTCTCGTCAGCGGCGGTGACGTCAACCTCGAAGCGAAGCAACTAGACCCTCCCGGGCGTGATGTCGGTGGCCGGCGCGCCCTGGGGCGGGATGCCCAGGTAGGACCGCGCCTCGTCGATGGACAGCAGCCCCTCCCGCACGAGGGTGGTCGCGTACGTCACGGCCGCCTCGGGGTCCGTGCGTAGGTAGGCGCCGACCTCGAACCGGACCTTCTGCCCGCGGGCGGTCACGGTCGGGAGGGACAGGGTGTGCTCGAGCACCGACAGGATGGGCCCCACGGCCTGCTGCACCAGCTGCGCGGTGTTCTGGGCAAGGTTGGAATACAGAAGCGCCGAGGCGTTGCCGGTAGGGCTTGCGCCAACAAGCGCCACGGGCACGTTGAACAGGCGGCAGACCTCGGTCGCCGATGTCGCCCGGGCCTCCACCAGCTGGAGGTCGTGGCTGTTCACGTCAGTGCGCTCGTAGGTCACGTTCTGCAGGAAGGCGATCGTGTTCGACTGCCGGGCCTGCTGGAAGGCGCTCACCACGTCGGCGGCCTCGTCGGGGCCGAGCTCGTGCCCCTGGTTCTGCAGGACGCCGGCCGGGAGCTCGACTGCGGCCATCCGCCGGGCGGCGGCCTCGATCTCGTATGCCTGGGCGATCGCGCGGGCGCCGTAGTTGAGCACCCCGTCGGTGCCCCCGTCGAACCAGATCACGTCACGGGCGTCGACCTTCTGGCCGCCGATGTCGTAGCCGCGCAGGATGTCGTAGTCGCTCACCACCTGCGACTCGATGCGGTTCACGCTCGTGATCGGCACCTGACGGGCCCGCACCGGGAGTCCCCCGGGGTTGGTCTCCGTCGAGATGCCGTCACGTGCCACCACAAGCCACGCAGCGGCGCCGTAGAAGATCAGGTCATCCACGGTGCGCTGGATCGTCGATGCCCATGATGTCGACGGATCGGGCTGGGTGAGCAGCAAGCCGGGGTCGATCAGCTCGGTCCCCCTCGAGCGACTGACCACCAGCTGAGCGATGGTGCCCGTGATCAGGTTCCGACACGCCGCAACGGTCGGCACCTGCATCGCCAGGTCACGTGAGACCCCGATCGAACGGAGCACAGCGGCGTCGGATACCGACAGGCCGCTCGGCACGGCCGGAATCGCCATGTGGGCGCGCACCGGGGCGGCGGGGTGCTGGCTCTTGAACAGGTCGGTCAGCCTCATGCGCCGACCGTATGGCCCGGGCCTCCGGGCACGCAACGTCAGGAGGCGACAGCCACCAGGTGGCGCTTGCGGTTGGCCGGCCGAAGCTCGTAGCCCACCGCCCAGACCATCGCGCGGGCGAGGTAGATCGGGCCCTCCGAGGCGCGCTGCGACAGCTGCGCGTGGCCCTCACCGGACTTCCACACGGCGGCCATAAGCACTTGCTCGGCGAGGGTCTGATTGCCGTCGTGGCAGATCGCGCCCTCCTCGATCGCCTCCTTGGTGGGCGCGAACCCGGCCACCTGGTCCTGCGCCTTCACCTGCTCCATCTGTGCGAACCTGATCTCGGGCACCCGCACGGTCGCATGATGGAGGATCGTTACTCCCCGGCGCTCCTTGGCGACCTGCTCGAGCCAGCGCCAGCACATCGCATGCGACTGGAACACGCGGGAGCGGATGACGACGTTCCCCTGGTCATCCTTGACCGCGAGCACGGCGCCAATAGGGAGTCCGTCGACCGCGGTCTCGATGGCGATGACACCGGGGTTCACCTCGCGGGGCGGGAGCTCGAGGTCGGACTGGCAGCGGTGCCACGCGGACTCGGGCAGCCACGAGTTCGCCGATACCACCCACCGGTTGAGCATCTGCTGGGCGAAGGCGTTCGGCTTCATCAGCCGGAAGTTGCGCTCGACCTGCGCCTGCCGGCGCGAGTCCCAGATGGGCGATGCCTGGCGCCAGGCGACCGGGTCATCGACCTCGAGCTCAGGGGAGGCCGACCACTCCATGAGCAGCACGTCGGCGCCGGCCGGGTCGTCCAGCTGCGCGATTGCCTGGTCGCGGAATGTCCTGAGAAGGTCTGAGCGCGACTCGCCGGCCGTGGAGACCAGCCACAGCTGGGAGCTCTGGCGCTGGAGCATGGTCGGGGCGATGCCCTGGACCACCACGTCGTAGTCGACGGCCCAGCACTCGTCGACGAAGGCCATGGAGATCGAGAGGCCGGGGGCGGCCTGCGGGGTGGCCGCGGCCACCATCCACTGGCTGGTGTCGGGTATCTCGATGGCCTCCTGGCCGTTCGACATCCGCACCTTCGCCCCGGCCTTGGCCTCGAGGTCGCGGGCCGACATCTTCCACAGCTCGCGGGCGATCTGGCGCTGGCTCGACACATGCAGCAAGGTCTGCGCCTCGCCGAAGCGGTCGCCCTGGAACAGCCGCCACGACATCACCGCCCTGGACAGCCACGACTTGCCGCACTGGCGCGGCACGGTGAGCACCACGACCGGCCAGCGCAGCTCGCCCTCTGATGTGACCTCAAGGGCCCGCTCGAGCACGTGCCGTTGCCACGGCCACAGCTGGATGTCAAGCCAGCGGTCGAGCCAGTCGGCGGCCTCGGTCCCGAGCGAGCCCACCACGTCCCCGCCGGCTGCCGTCTCCAGCCTAGGGGGGTTGTAGGTGTCGGGGTTGAGGTAGCCCTCCTCGGTTTCGGGGACGGTCGGCAGGCTTTCCCGGGTTTTCCCACCGTTGCGCCCGGGGGGAGAGATATCGAC